GTAGCCGCTGCCGCGCACGGTCTGGATGGCGACCTGCGCGCCGGCGGCGGGCAGCTTCTTGCGCAGGCGCGACACCACCACCTGCAGCACGTTCGAGTCGCTGTTGCTCGGGTCCTTGCCGTACATGGACTGGTGAAGGGCCTGCACCGACACGGCGCCGCTTTCCTGCGCCAGGCGGTTGAGCACCTTCAGCTCCAGCGCGGTGAGCGGCACGACATCGGCGCCGGCGATCCGGACGCAGGTGTCGCTGATTTCGAGATTGCCGAGAACCTTCATGCGTGTTGCCGCTCCAGTGGGAGAAGGGGTTGGCGCCGGCGGGCGCGGTACAGGTGCACGCCCAGGTCGTGCAGGCGCGTGGTGCTGAGCCCGGCGCCGAAGTCGTCGCCGCGTTCCTGGCGTGCGCACAGCACGTGCCACTCGTCGACGATCTCGCGCTCCACCGCCGCGGCGTCCGGCCTCCAGCGGCGGCGGTAGGGCACGCGCGTCTGGGTGGACCGGCCGAACGCCGCGGCCATCAGAAGGGCCCGCCCAGCGCGGTGGCGCGCTCGATGGCCTGGTCCCAGTCGGCGGGCAGGTCGGAGTAGTCGTAGACCGGCGCGATGGGCAGGGGGATCGACCTCAGCGCGGCGCGGTAGGCCTCGGCCACCTGCTGCAACTCGGGGTCGCGCAGGTCGTCGCGCTCGGGGAACAGGTCCGGCTCGGGCTTCGCGGCCGCGTCGCCGAGCATCGACCGCTCGATGTCCGCATTGCCGTGGATGATCGGCAGCGCGGGATCGACCGGGTCGGGCCGGCCGAGCAGGCCGTGGTGGTAGCGCACCGCGCGCAGGTCCGGCGGCACGTCCAGGCCGCGCGGCTGGTGGCGCTGGATCCATTCGTCGCGGATCTGGTCGGCCGCGGTGCAATCGCTGTAGACCACGCTCAGCAGCTTCGGCGGCGTGCCGGCGACCAGCGCCCAGGCCACGATGCCGGCGGCTTCGAAGTGGGCGACCGTGCCCGCGTCGGCGTTCAAGGCTGCACCGCCTGCCGGTCGCGGCGATAGCCGACCAGATCACGCTGGTGTTCGCGCAGCGCGGCAGTGGGGTAGTAGCTGTACCCCTGCGACGCACGGGCGCCGACCGGATCGGTGCGAATCAGGCTCGCGTTGAAGCGGTGCAGCCGACACTGACGGAGCGCGTGCTGAATCCGCAGGTGCAGCAGCTCGGCGCGCCGGGTCACGGGCGCACCGTCTGGGTGAAGGCGAGGCCAGATAGAACGCAGTGCGTGCGGGCCGAATCGGCCGACGACAGGGGGGACGTTGAGGCCTGCACCGCAGGGGATACGGTGTCGGCCCGCACGCATGCGTCAGGGAGGGCATAGCTGCCGGACTGCACCGCGTCGACGGCGTCCAGCGAGGCTTGCCACAGGTGGGAATCGACGCCGTCGGCGACGATCGAGGTCAGGGCCTGGCCGCAGTCGGGGACGTTGCCCTCGGCGGCGTAGCGGTTGAGTGCTGCGCGGGCGATTGCCGCGCGCTGGTCCCAGAAGTCACCGGTCGCCTGGGTGTAGGCGGCGGTGGCGGCGCAGATACGCGCGTCGGTGACCAGCGGGATGCCGGTATCGGCCGGGAGCGTTGCCTGCGCATCGCTGTCCGACTGGTCGGTACCGGCGGCGATGGTGACCGACATGGCGACGTAAACCGCCACCAGGATCCACAAGGTCTTGCGGTTGGAGCGCCTGAAATCCTGTTTCATGGCCGTGCCCGTTGGGGTGACGGCTATCAGTAAACCGATAGTTCAGGCGGATGTCAATCGGTATGCCGATATTTACCTTCACGCAGCGTCGACACGGCCCCCCGCGGGGGGGGGCTACCGGCGATCAGTCAGGGTGCGGACCTCGGCAATCAGCAGGCGCCGGAATTCGGCGAGGTACTGCGGTAGATCGGCTTCGCCTTCGTCGTAGGCGACATCGTTCATGTCGTGGAGCTCGTCGAAGTCCTGGCTGGCCATGAAGTCGTCCAGGGCCTGCATCGCCTGCGCGACCGGGTCATCCACGGGCGCCTGCAGCGTCATCGGCTCGTCGGGCACGCGCACCGCGATGCCGTGGTCGGACTGGATCAGGCGCTCGGCATCGCGCACGCGCGATCGCGCGATGTCCTCGGCGGGCAGCGCGGCCGCCGCGTTGCGGACCTCGAACCAGGCCTTGGCGCCCGGGATCGCCGGGCCGATCCCCAGCTCGATGGCGACGCAGGCCAGAATGTTGAGCTGCACGGCGCGGTGCTGGCGGTTGAAGAACAGCGTGGCATCGGCGGCCGACACCACGTTGCCGGGCAGCGCGCGCTGGACGAAGGGGATGGCGCGCTCGAGGATGCGTTCGCGCGCTGCGGGATCCGCGGCTGCGAGCAGGTGTTCCATGTAAACCGCGTTGACCGCGGCCGAGATCGCGTCGGTACCGGTGACCTGGGACCAGAAGCCCATCACTATCGCCCGTGCGCCGGACTGCTGGCGGCGGTGATGGATGCGTACCGGCCCTCGGCCTCGGCCAGTCGCCGGATGGTGTCCCGGCCGGCGGGGGTGGCCGCGACCAGGTTGTCCATGATGATCTGGACCTCGCCGCCGAGCAGCATGTCCAGCGGCACGTCCGGCAGGCACAGCACCCAGGCGGGGATGTCGAAGTAGTCGGCCAGCTTGTCGACGGTGTCGGCGCGCGGGTTGCGCTTCGGGGCGCCGGGTTCATCGCTGAGCAGGCCCGACAGCGTCGCCTGCCCGACGCCGGCCCGCTTGGCCAGCGTGAGCTGCGTCAGCCCGTGGTGCACCATCAGATGGCGCACGTTCTCCGCAAGGGCATCGGCGAATGGCGTCTTTCTGCGCATCGCGTCCATGGTGCCGATAGCGGCTATCGGCATGCGGATTGACGGATTATCGGTATAGCGATACTGTCGCGCCATGGATGCGACCACCCTCCTTGAAAACACGGTTGCGCGGCTGGTGGCGCACAAGTCCCGGTATGCGGAAATCGCCAGGGCCACGGGCGTCAGCTACAGCACGCTGACCAAGCTGGCGCAGGGACACTCGGACAACCCCACGATCGCCAACCTGCAAACGGTGATCGAGGCGCTGGACGAGTTCGAGAAGCAGGACGCCGCGCCGCCCCCGCCACCAGCGCCAGCGCCCGGGCCCACCAGGATCAACACCCCGGAGGCGGTCGCCCGGCTGCTGGGCATCCAGCGCGCGCCGGTATCGGCGCCGTCCGTGGCGGTGGAACCCGAACCCGAACCTGAAATCCCCGGCGACAGCCGCGTGGTGCCCTTCGAGGCCCCACCGTGACCGCGCGCCGGACCCCCATCAACCCTCGCGTCAGGGGAGCACGCGGATGACCTATATCGACGACGTCTGGCTGCGCCGAGCGCACCAGACCCTGGCAGCGCTGTTCGACGTGGACGATCGGACGCGCAACGAAATGATCCAGTTCCTGTTCGACGAGGGGTTCTGGGACCCGGCCAAGCTCTCGCACGAGAACGCGATCACGCGCTGGCGCGCGAACCTGAACCCGACGAAGGGCGAGTTCTGGAAGATCAGCGAGGTCTGGGCGCTGTCCATGCGTTTCCGGCGCCCGCAGCTCCTGCAGGCCTTCGCCGGCTCGATGGGCTACGAGCTGCGCGAGATCCCGACCGAAGAGCGCCGCCAGGCCCTGCTGCAGCGCGCGGTGGACCTGCTGGAAGGGCTGGACGCCGCGCGCGCTGAGTTGCAGGCGGACATGCAGCGCCTGGCGGCGCCGCCGCCGAAGGAGCACCTGGTCACCCCACCCGGGACGCGCCCGCAGTTCAGCATCGCCCCGCCCACCGCCGTGGAGCGGATCGGCGCGCCGTGAGCAAGGAAGCCGTCACCTGGGCGTTGCAGCAGCAGGTCGCCGACCCCGGCGCGAAGTTGGTGCTGGTCGCGCTCGCGCACCTGGCCTGCCAGCGCCATCGCTGCTGGCCAGGCCGTGCGCACCTGGCGGCGGTGTCGGAGCAGTCGATCGAGAAGGTGGGCCAGGACCTGCGCGCGCTGCGCGAGGCGGGGCTGGTGGCGGACACGGGCGACCGCGCCGGCCCCAGCGCGCGCGCCGTCGTCTGGGTGCTTGGTGTCGAGGGGCCGGTCGAGCCTGGCCCGTGTTCACCCGACTGGAAGCCGCCGTTTTGAGCGCCAAGGTGTTCGCCCTCGCGATCGACTACCCGTTCAGCCACACCCAGAAGGCGGTGATGCTGGCGCTGGCCAACCAGTGCGACGACTTCGGCGGCAACTGCTTCCCCAGCTTCGACCTGATCCTGCGCCACAGCAGCCTGAGCCGGCGCGCGATGTTCGAGGCGATGTCCCAGCTCGAGGAAGGCGGGTTCATCAGCCGGCTGCCGCTGGGCAACACCCAGCGCGTGCAGTTCCGGATCCACGTCGACAAGCTCCAGCAGTCATTCCTGCCAGGCATCGGCCCGCAGACCGCCTCGCCGCAGCGCGCGCGCCCGACCAGTGCGCCAGCCGCACCGGTGCAGGAGGCGCACCAGTGCGACACGCGCACCGGTGCACAGATCGCCGAAACCGGTGCGCCTGGTGCACTCCATAAAGCACCCAAAAGCACCCCTTCTCTCTCTGGGGGGCGCGAGCGCGCGCTGACGACCGTCGAACTGCGCAAGGCGGTCATCGCCGGGGGCTACCCCGCGATCCGCGTCCCCACCGCCGACCCGCGGCTGGACATGGCGGCCGCCGAGGGCGCGGAGCTCGGCACGCAGGCCGTCGTCGCGCTCGCCCAGGCCGTTGCGATCGAGGCCATGGGCCAGTCGCCCCCGAAATCCTTCGGCTGGATCGTCGGGGCGATCCGAGGGCGAATAGCCGACGCACTGGGCGCCAGCACCACCACCACCGCAACGGTTTCACGGGGAACCCGGGGAGCATCGAATGGACCACGCCGCGAAAGCGATGCTGACCGCATCGCGAGACTTGGCCGCGCACTCGACGAGCGCGAGGCCGCCGCAGCCGACGGCTGACCTGCCGGCCGCCTGGCTGCGCAGGCTCTGGGAGCGCATGGCGGTGCTGTATCCGGTGCTGTGGCCGCAGCGCAACGGCGACATGCCGCAGAAGGTCGAGACGGGGGAGTTCACCGTCGCCGGCGAGGTCTGGCGCGAAGTGCTGGCGGGCATGGCCGGCGAGCAGATCCAGACCGGCCTGCAGCGGTGCGTGCTGCGGCCGTCCGAGTACCCGCCCCAGCCGCAGGAGTTCCGCGCGCTGTGCCTGGGCATCCCGACGCTGGCCGAGGTCCGGCTGATGCTGAAGGACGACGGCGCCAAGAAGCCGCCGTTCGTGGTGCTGATGTTCCAGCACCTGGACTACTACAACTGGCGCCACAACGCCGACGTCCGTACCGCCGACCGCATGCTGCAGGAGGCCTACGCCATCGCCCGCGAGCACGTGATGCTCGGCGGCGCGCTGCCTGAGCCGATGCGCGCGCTGGCCAAGCCGGAGACGTCGCCCGTGCGCGTCGCGCCCCCCGAACGCGCCGAGCAGGCGCGCGCCGAGATTTTCGGCAAAGCCGCCGCAGCAGGCCCCGACGCATGAGCGAGAACCTACGCGATTACCGGCGCGGCCTGGCCCTGCATGCGCTGGCCCACGGCGCGGAGCCGATGACGGCCAGCGAGCTGGCCGAGGCCATGGGCAGCATGTCCATGGCCGAAGGGCACCCGGCCACGTGCTGGCGTGGCATCGACGGCCCCAGCACGCTGGGACTGCTGCGCGCGCTGGAGAACGCCGGGCTGGTGGAGCAGACAGGCGAGACGAAGCGCGACTCGCGCAGCGGCCGGGCGCCGCCGACCTGGCGCTACGCGCCCGGGGGCGCACCCGCCAAGCAGGTGCCCTTGCCGCATCCGCCGGCGGACCTGGCCGCGCAGTCGTTGCAGGCGCAGGCGCCCGACGACCACGCGCGCTACGGGGACCTGACGCGGCCCCAGCTCTACGCGCTGCTCGAGGTCGGCGATATGGCGCTGCTCGAGGTGGCGCGCATGGCGCAGGAGTCGATCCAGGGGCTGAACCGCGTGGCCGACTTCGCTGGCCGGGTGCGCCACAAGCTGGTCGCCGCCGGCCTCGAGGACCGGCTGCCGTGAGCGACATCCACGACCTGTCCCAGTACCGCGCACGCCGGTCCAGGGGCGCGGCACCCACGCGCGAACCCGATTTCGTGGCCAGCGGCTGGCTGCGCGACGGCGAGGTCGAGTGGCTGTATACCGACTTCGCCGGCGGGCCGGACCACACGTTCCAGATGAGCGTGCTGCTCGACGCGGCCTGGATCGCCGGGCGCGACCCGAAGGCGGTGGACGGCACGGAGCCGATTTTCTGGTGGCTGCTGGACAGCGCGGGCCACAACACCTTTTTGACCAGCGAGGCGTTTTTCGACGAGCCCCGCGGTGCGCGCGCCGCATGGTTTATCCGCGCGTGGTGGCAGCTCACGCGCGAGTGTGCCGCAGTGGTCTGGCGCCTGGCGAGCGGGGCATGACCGATGCCCTCACGCGACCCGAGCGCACCTGCAGCCGCGCCCAGGCCAGGACGATCCGCGAGCACGTGCTGGATGACGGCGGCTGCTGCTACTGCACGCGCCGCGCGGGCCTGTTCGAGACGGTGGGCCGCCGCGCGCTGTGCGGGCTGGACCCGCCGAAACAGTTCCCGCTGTGCATCGCGCTGCCCGGGGGGTTCGACTTTGACGACGCCGCGTACCTGGAGCGGACGCCATGAAGGCCGCTGACGTTCAGGCACTGCTACCCACCGAGACGGCGCTGTGCGAGCTGTTCATCCGGGAATTCAATGAGCAGCCCGGATGGACCTGCTACCCGGAGACGGGCGGTTTCGACGTGCTGGTGGCGCACGAGTCCGGCCGCCAGATCGGCGTCGAGGCGAAGCAGCGGCTGAACGCGAAGGTGGCCGACCAGATCCTGCCGAGCCACGGTGAAGCGCTGCACGGTCGCGAGGGCCCCGACCACCGCCTTGTCATCGTCACCAGCATCACCGAGGCAAACGCCGGCATCGCGCGGATGCTCGACATGTTCGGCATCCCGGTCTGGGCGCCCAGGGTGTACGACCGCATCAACGCACGCGGCACCGCCTTCGAGCCGGCAGCCACGTTCGAGCTGGAGAGGCGCTTGCGCGACGACGCCGACTGCGCCGAGCCGGCTCGCTTCCAGTATCACTGGCACAACGCGCTGTTCGACTGGAACCCGCCGGAGCGGGTGAAGCTGCCCGACCTGCCGCCGCTGGTCGCCGCCGGCGTGCCGTGCCCGATCCAGCTCACGCCATGGAAGCAGGCGGCGCTGCGCGTGCTGGCGCGCCTGCGCGTGCAGGGGAGCATCACCGCGAAGGAGATCACCGCCGAGGGCTGCAGCCCGTCGACCTGGACCCAGCGATGGCTGGCCCCGGGCGCGACCCGCGGGCAGTGGGTCGAGAAGAAGGTCCCGAAGTTCGATGAACAGCACCCCGAGCATTACGCCGCTGCCCTGGTGCAAGCGCGCGCCGCGCTCGAGGCTGCCACGAGGAATGGAGGCGGATGATGGCCCGGTCCGCCGCTCAGCATGCCGCCCTGGACCGCAACACGCTGCTCGGCGCGATCAAGCTGCGTGCGCACGAGCTGGACATCCCGCTGACGGATCTCGCCGCGATTGTCGGCCTGAAGCCGGACTCGATCCGCGCGCGGCTGAGCATCAGCCGCGGCAAGCGCGCCCTGCAGCCGTGGCAAGTGACGCGGATTGCGCAGGCCCTGCGGATGGACCCCCGCGACTTGCACCGCCTCGCAGCCCAGCACGAGGGCTGGCAGGTATGAACGGCCTGCGCGCCTTCAGGAAGCAACGCCGCCCGGGCAACCGGCCGATGACGGCAGAGCAGGGCGCGCGCGCTGCCGATGCCAAGACGCTGTGCATTCCGTGCCTGGTCTGGGCGACGGCGGGGCACATGCCGGTGGAGCACGTCGCCCGCTGCTGCGACTACAACCACGTGAAGAGCGGAAACATCCGCGAGGGCCACGACCGTGGCTATGGCTGCTGCGGCTGGCACCACCGCGCGCTGGTGCCGGACGGCTGGACGCACGAGAGCATGCGGGCCGAGTTCGGCCCGAGCCTGATGGATGGCTCCCGCCTGTTCGAACGCACCTACGGGACGAAGAACGAGCTGATCGAGATCCAGAACCACGTGCTGGCCAACCTGCCGGAAGGAGCACCCGCATGATCCGACACCGCGACGATCGCACGATGGTGATCGACTTCACCGCCGCCACTGAGGCGCGCGACCTGGGCGTGCAGCGGTCGGCCGACCACGCCAACCGCGTCGAGTCCGAATGGACCGGCCAGGCGCTGGGCATGCTGACGGCGTTCGCGCGGCAGGCCGGCGGCCCGTTCCTGATCGAGCAGGCGCGGGCCTGGGCCGAGGCGCAGGGCCTGCCGCCGCCGCCGGATGCCCGGAGCTGGGGCGCGGTCGCGCGCCGCGCCGCGGCGAAGAAGCGGATCGAGAAGGTGGGGTTCGCGCCGGCGGCCTCGTCGAACTGCAGCCCCAAGGTGCAGTGGCGGTACGCGGCATGACGCCAGAGGAAGCCAAGGCGAAGCAGGACCGGTACCCGGTCGAGCTGCGGCCGAACCCGGACTACGAGTACGAGGGGCCGAAGGAAGTGGTCATCAACGGCCGCCGCTGCGTCGAGGTCGACGCGGGATTCATGGACCTGGCGAGGCTGGGGGACAAGTGGAAGTAAACGAGCTGGCCAGACCGCTGGGTGTCACCGACCGCTGCGCGTGGTGCGGCGCGTCGAGTCCCCGCGCGCGCCGCTCCCGCGGCCGGGTCTGGGTGGCCTGCACCATCTGCGGTGCGCACACCGACGCCTACATGGCGGTGTCGCCGGCCGCGCGCCACGACCTGCTGCCCGATGACGGGACGCTCTTCGTCCTGGACGTCGGCGACGGCCGGAGCCCGGCGATCGACGCGGCCTGGGAGCACTGGCGCCGCTCGCCGCTGATCGGCCCGGTGGTCCGGCGCGCGCCGGCGCCGCCGGCGCGGATGCAGCGGCGCCGCGACAAGGACGAGCGCGACCCGCTCGAGCTGCTGGCGCGCCTGCTGGTGCCGAGCAGCTACCGGGTGCCGGTGGAGGGGCGCAGCTCGCGCCCGGGCCTGAGCACGTCCGATGTCGCCGCAGCCATGGGGTTCATGCACAACCGGCTGGCCAAGGCGGTGGCCCTGGCGGTGGTGTTGCGGGTGGACGAGGGCGTGATCGCGCGCCTGACCGAGCTGGCGCGGTGGAATGTGCGTCGCGAGGTCCTGATGCAGCGGCCGGTGCCGCTAAAGCTCAGCCAGCCGGCCGATCGCTGGAAACTGCGCCTGGCGCTGTTCGATGCGGCGCACGAGCTGGTCTGGCCGGAGAAGCGGACGCCCTACGGCGAGCTGGCGCGGCGTGCAAAGATGCGGAAGCGGGATTACATGGTCGTGCACCGCTGCGCGACGCACGTGCTGCAGGAGGCGCTGAACAACGCCCGCGGCGAACTGAAGAGACGACTCACAGGAGGCTGAGCATGGACAGGCGGGAAGAGCTCGAGGCGGTGCTGCGCGAGGCAGGGCAGGAGCTGGTGGCAATGATGGGCTGCAGCGCTGCGATGGTGCCCGGGCCCATGGTGAACGTGTACGTCGGCGATCCGGAGGGCGTTCGCTCGCTGCTGGGCACTGTCTCGCGTGGTGAGACGGGCTGCGAAGGCTGAGCGTATGCGTCCACAGGTGGAGGCGGACGCGTCCACGCGTGGGGGATTTGCGCCCACAGGTGGAGAAAGCGGGCGCCACAGGTGGAACGAATTTGACCGGGAACTCACGCCGGCCCCACGATCCCAACATGCGGTCGTGTCCCTGATGCGCCTGCACCGATAGCGCGGTAGAGCAGCCCGGCAGCTCGGCGGCCTCATAAGCCGCAGGTCGTTCGTTCGAATCGAACCCGCGCTACCACCCTCGAGGCCCCGTCCAGCAATGGCGGGGCCTCGACCATTTCTGCGGGTCGGGTTGGCGGACGCCGGCCGCCCGCGCCATCCATGGATCGGTCATCACGCGCCACCGCACCCGCCGCCGAAGAGGCAGGCCGTCGGGAGACGCGCTGCGGGTCGTCTTGGGCCTTCGCTGGTAACGCGACGAAGGCCGTCCGGGGGACTCGGGGCGCGTGCCGATCCACCATAGGAGCGCGCCATGCGCCGCATCACCAAGATCATCATCCACTGCTCGGCGACACCGCCTGACATGGACGTCGGCGTGCACGAGATCCGGAGCTGGCACACCGCACCCTCGCCGAAGGGCAACGGGTGGGCGGACATCGGCTACCACCTGGTGATCCGCCGCGATGGGTTGCTCGAAGAAGGCCGGCCGGTCGCGCGCCAGGGCGCGCACTGCGCGGCGCGCAGTGGCAACGTGGCCAGCATCGGGATCTGCATGGTCGGCGGCGTGCGCCGCGAGACGCGCGCTGGCAAGACGGTGCTGGTCGCGGAGGACAACTTCACCAAGGCGCAGTGGGCGAGCCTGCGCAACGCGGTGCGCGTGCTGTTGGACGCCTACCCGGAGATCGACACCATCCTGGGCCACCGCGACCTGGACCCGGGCAAGGCCTGTCCGTCGTTCAGTGTGCGGGACTGGCTGGTGCGCGAGCGCATCCGCGAAATCACCTGGGCATGATGGACGGCTTCCCTCCCTTGGCGACATGGATCGCCGGCGGCGCGTTCGTCGTCAACATCCTGGTGATCGTCTGGACCGCGTCGCGGTCCCAGGCCAGGACCGAGGCGTCCATTGCGCAGGCGATCGCCGGCGAGCGCGAGAAGCGCATGGAGCAGATCTATGACGCGCGCGAGTTCGCCAGAGGGCAGGCGGCGGCGGCCGCGGCCAAGGCCGATGCAGCGGTGTCGAAGATCACCGACGTCGAAATGCGCCTGATGCAGACACTTCAGCAGTACCCCAGCAAGACCGACATCCGGGAAATGCTGAACGAGAAGCTGGAGCCGGTCGCCGCTCGGCTCGACACCGTCTACGACGAGCTGATGCGGCGCGGCGTCCAGTCCACTGCAGTCCGACCAAACGGAGAGCGTTAATGAATATCTTCATCCTGCTCGCGGCGGCCCTGGTGCTCGCCCTCATCGCGCTGGCGATCGGCGTCAAGGCCCTCGGCGGCAATCTGTCGATCGTCGGCCACTGGCGCGACACGCTGCGCTACTACTCGACGTGGGGCCTGGCCATCATCGCCGAGTCGCCGCATATCTGGAACGCGGCCATCGCGTCGGGTGTGCTCGAGGCCGGTGACGTACCCGGCGAGTTCGCCTGGGCGACGCGCGCGCTGGCGCTCTGGGTGTTCTGGACCACCCGGGTCAAGCAGGTCGACCGGCCGGCCAAGCCCGAGTTCGGCTGATCCACGTGCTGCGGGTGCTGCGGCCGGAGTGGTGGGCGTCGGTCAAGGTCGCCGCCATGCTGGCCGCAGCGCTCGCAGCATCGCTTTACCTGAACTACTGGCAGCACCGGCGAGCGATCACCGCGCCGCTGCGCGACCAGGTGCACGGGCTGGAACGCGCGCTGGAGGACAGCCAGGCGCTGCAGGACGCGGTGCGGGACAGCACCGCGCGGCTCAGCGAAGCCGCCGAAACCACCGCGAGCGCGCTGACCGGCGCCGCCCGCGACTACCGCCGCGCCATCGCCGGGCGGCCGATCACGGATCCGCAATGCGCCCCCGGCAAAGACCGGATGGACGCAGCCAACCGCGCCCTGGGCGCGCCGCAACGAGGTAAGCAATGAACAGTGCGATGTCCGAACGGGTGACGGTCTGATGGACGCCGCTCAGCAAAAGGTGACCTTGGCCGACATCGAGGCCGCGATCGCCTCCGAGCGCTACTTCACCGGCGCCGAGGGCGTGCAGGGCGCCTACGCCGCGCGCGCCGGCGTGCATCCGCACGGCGTGACCCCGAGCCAGGCCGAGCACCAGACCCTGAGCCTGCTGACCTTCTGCGTGCTGGTGCTGGACAACGGCATCAAGGCGGTGGGCTACAGCGCGTGCGTGGAGCCGAGCGAGTTCGACGAGGCCGAGGGCAGGAAGTACGCCCGCCAGATGGCAATCAGCCAGGTCTGGCCGCTGATGGGCATGCGCCTCGCGGACCTGAAGCACCGCCATGCGGAGGCCGTGCGCGTCGTCGCGGCGATGGATGCCGAGGACGCAGGGCTCGCCTGATGCTGCGCGCGCTGTCCGCCGCCGTGCTCGCCCTGGCCCTCACCGGGGCGAGCTGTCAGCGCCGTCCGCAGGCGCCTGTCGCCGACGCGGATCCGCAGTGCTACGCGCCGTGCTTCCCGTCGGCCACCGACACCGGCGTGCGCTGGCACGCGGACCCCGAAGCGCCGCAGGCCTGGGACGAGCTGGGCGGCACGGTGCTGCCGGACCTGGCCGGCAAGGCGCTGCAATGCGAGCGCCGGCGCCAGGCCTGCGTCGATTTCCTCGAGTCGCTGAAGAAGCGCGGCATCTACCGGGCGAGCGAACCATGAACAAGCGCATCCGGGTCGAAGTGCGGCCGGACAAGGCGGCCGGCTGCTGGAAGGTGTTCGCGGGCGCAGAGCTGCTGTCCGAGCATCCCACCCAGCGCAAGGCCGTTGCCGCGGCGGCCAAGTGGTGCAGGGCCGAAGCCCTGGCCGGGAAGCTGCTGACCCTGAAGATCAAGGGCCGCAACGGCCAGATCCGCGACGACCGCACGTACCCGCGCGCCAGCGACCCGAAGCGGAGCCGCGGCTGATGGGCATCGTGTTCGCCGCCGTCAAGCCGATCCGGCTGGTGCGCGGGACGCGCTGGCAGGACCAGGTGCAGCTCGTGGACCAGAACACCGGCGAGCCGGTGGACCTGACCGGCATCGACTCGCTGGTGATGTCCGTGCGCGCGGAGATCGACGGCCCGGTGCTGCTGCAGCTCTCGCTGGATGAAGGGCTGGACGTCGCGAACGCGGCGCAGGGGCTGGTGGACATCGACGTGTCCTCCGAACGCACGCTCCAGTTCCCCGAGAACGACCACCAGCGCGCCAGGTATGGGTTCGACGCGCTGATCGGGCGCGCGGCCGATGAATACGAGCCCGCGTTCTCGGGGAAAGTGACCGTCCTTCCGTCGTACACCCGCCCCTGGGCGGAAACCTAGCAGGAGATTCACCATGTCCGCGTCCAATGCGTTCGAGACAGCGCTTTTGCAGCACATCCTGCAGAACGCGGCGCTCGCCAACATCGGCGACACCAGCGGCCTGCAGCCGTCGGCTACCGCCGGAAGCCTGTATGTCAGCCTGCACACCGCCGACCCGGGCGAAACCGGCAACCAGGCCTCGAGCGAGGCCAGCTACACCAGCTACGCCCGCGTTGCCGTCGCGCGCAGCAGTTCGGGCTGGGATGTCGACGGGAACACCGGATCCAACGTCACCGCAGTCGTGTTTCCGGAGGCGACCGGGGGGTCGTCGACCGTGACGCACTTCGGTATCGGCACCGCCTCGTCGGGGAATGGAAACCTGCTGCTGTCCGGCGCGCTGGACGCCAGCCGCGCAGTGAGCGCCGGCATCGCGCCGGAGTTCGCGATCGGGGAGCTCGAAATCACATTCGACTGACCGGATAGGGGCAGCCGTCCATGGCCCTGATCCAGCAAACCGGGAAGCTGGCGGTCCCCGGCGTCAGCCTGGGGCACACGTTCACCAACGCCTTCCCGTCGACCCCGGCCGCCGGGAACGACGTGATCCTGGTGGTGGGCTACTACGGCCCGCTGCCCTCCAGCGTCACCATCGGCGGCGTCACCGCGACGCTCGATCGCAACCACTCGCCGTATGCGGACCTGCGGCAGTTGATCTACCGGGCGAGGATGGGCCCCAGCCCGACCCGCCACATCACGTTCAACGGCAGCGGCACCGCCTACATCACTTGCGCCGCGATCGAGGTCGACGCGCTGGCGGTCGCCACGATGGACGGGTATGGGACGTCCTTACTCTGGGCCGCTGCTGGCACGCACAGCGTCAGCACGGCCGAGACGACCCATCCGGACGAGTTGGTCGTCGCGCAGTGGACGCAGGCAGAGACGACAAGCAACCTGGGCGGCAGCTCGCCGGCGACGAGCGGCTACACATCGCTGTGGGTCGAGCAGGACAACTTCGACTTCATCGGCGGCGAGGCCAGCTTCAAGTTCGTCAGTTCGGTCGGGGCGCAGTCGGCGAGCTGGACCAAGGCCACCGACGGCACGGTGGCGCAGCAGATCGCCACCTACCGCCTGGGCGCGGCGCCGCCCGCGGACGGGCAAGTCAGCGGATCGGTGGCGGTCGTGCTGGCCGCCGCCGGCGCACTGCGTGGCCGCGCGCGCCTGTCGGCCGAGACGGGGCTGGCGGTGGGTGCGCAGGGCCGGCTGCGCGGCCTGGGCAGCGCCAGCGGCAGTGCCGGGGCGGTGCTGGGCGCCACTGGCGCGCTGCGGGGCAGGGTGCGCCTGTCGGGCGCTGCGGCGATCACCACCACCGCCGCCGGCGGCTCGCTGTCTGGCCGCGCATCCCTTACCGGCGCGGCCGGCGCGACGTTCGGGGCCACCGGCAACCTGGTAGCGGGCGGCACGGCCGCGCTCTCGGGTACGGCCGCGGTGTCGCTGTCCATCGACGGCCGGCTGGTCGCCACGGTCCGGATGGCCGGCGCCGCTTCGCTGTCGCTGGCGGCGAGTGGTGCGCTGGCCAGCAGCAGGGTCGCGCTCGCCGGCGCGGCGTCGATCGACGTGGGCGTGGCTGGTGCGCTGTCGGGCACCGCGTCGCTGGCGGGTTCGGCGGTGGTGGCGCTCAGCGCGTCGGGCGCGCTGGCCGGCAGCCACGTGGCACTTTCGGGCGCCGCGGCGCTGGGGCTGGCGGCCAATGGCGCGCTGTCCGGGACCGTATCGCTCGGCGGCGCGGCCGGCTTCGCGCTGATGGCCTCCGGCGCGCTGGAGCAGGCGCCCAACGCGCTGTCGGGACGGGCGTCGCTAGGACTGGGCGGCCAGGCGGCGATGCGCGGCCGCGCGGCGGTGGGCGGTCGGGCGGGGCTCGCGGTGGGCGCGGCCGGCGAGCTGCGCGGGCGGGCGCTGATGCAGGGGTCGGCCCGCCCGAGCCTGTCGGCGCGGGCCCGCGACCGCGATCCCGAGCCCGAGCCTGGCGTGCTTGTCGCACCACGGCCGCACGACCCGCTGGCAGAAGCCGAGCGGGCCCATCTGCCACTGGGAGAGGCGCAGCGCCCGGCGCGCGCGCTCCTGGTGGCCACCCGGTGACACACGTGAACGAAGCTGAACATTGAGCCCGCAAGCCAAGGCGGGGCGCGGGGCGGCCAAGAAGGCCCCCGCGAAGAAGAAACCGGCGAAGAAGGCAGCGAAGCGGGCGGTCCCGAAGGTCAATGCGGCAGAGCTGCGCATCGAGCGCTTCGTCTCGAACTACCTGATGCACTTCAACGGCGCCAAGGCTGCGCGCGACGCGGGGTTCAGCGCGGACTCGGCGCGCCAGCAGGCCAGCATGCTGCTGGCCAGGCCGGAAATCCAAGCGCGAGTGCGCGAGGCCCAGGACGCCTACCTGGCCAAGAACGAGGCGACCAAGGAAATGGTGCTGGCGCGCATGCTCGCCCAAGCCACTGCCGACCCGCGTGCGATCAGCGAGCTGCACCGGGGCTGCTGCAGGTACTGCTGGGGCAAGGACAACCTGTACCAGTACAAGCCCAGTGAGCTGCGCGAGGCGCGTGCCAAGTGGGAGGCCGAAGCGACGGCCGGCGAGGGACAGGGTCCGCCACCGGAGTTCGATGAGGGTGGCGGCGTCGGCTACAACCCGAAGAACGACCCCAACCCGGCCTGCCCGGAGTGCTTCGGCGATGGCGTGGAGCGCGTCGTGTTCAAGGACACGCGCGACCTGCCACCGGACGTGGCCATGCTTTTCGAGGGTGTCGAAGTCACGCAGCACGGGCTGAAGGTGCGGACCAGCTCGCCCACCGATGCGCTGCTGAACGTGGGCAAGCACCTGGGCATGTTCGCCCAGAAGCTCAAGCACGTCGGTGGCGACGAGGACGACGAACCGGTACAGGTCGGGGTGGTCGTCGTCCCACCGAAAACCGACCACGATGGCGACCAGTAGCCCCCCTATCGTCTGGTCCCCATCGCCGAAGCAGGCCGAGTTCCTGGCCTGCTCCGACTGGGAAGTCCTGTACGGCGGCGCAGCCGGCGGCGGCAAGTCGGACGCGATGCTGATCGACGCCTGGTGCCCGCAGCACGGAGGCCCCAGCAACCCGAACCATCGTGCGGTGATCTTCCGCAAGTCGTTTACCGA